GGAGTAGATCCTTTTCCCGCTCTTAGTCCTTGTGAGGGCTTTGCCCTCACAACTAAGGCAGTACTCATTTTCTTACCAGATTGCTTAGCACTTTTAGAGGGGTGCTTATTCCCTTTGACAGTTTTATTTTGTTTCGCTTTGTTTCTCGACATACTTTTGTATTGGATACCGCAAAGTGAAACGGGACTGTACATCAACAAACAACCTCAATATAAAGGGAGTTCCGTGCAGTCTCTCGGCATTTTAATTAGCACTCAAAAGAGATTTTGGACTATTACGTTTGCTAACCCAATAGTTAGTTTAAGTTTGTTTTACAGAACAAGCGTCTTAACCAGGACACCTGAGCATTTTAACGTGTGCCCAGCACGCACATGCACTTATTGTGCACCTAAGAGATGACTCCCCCAACCAGACTCAAAAATGAGTTTGTTGAAGTTTTCCAATTCAGGATGATTTCTCATCTCATAACAGAATTGGTCATGTCTCTCCTGTGCCTCATATATACTCTTAGGTACATATGACAATAAGTTTATCAACTGTTTATCCGGATTAACCGGACGGCCGACGCCGTTTAAAAACAGGTTAGAACAAAACTCAAATTTACTAGGAATTACTCCATTGTACATTTTAACTGTTTTGCCCATTTTAAGATAGTACTGTTTTGCTCCCTCAATGAATCGCTCGACAGAATCATCTCCCATTGTTATCACAAAAGGAATAGTTTTCTTACGTCTAAGTTCATTATCAATTAAGACTACGAGGGTAGCATCCACAGCACGCATGTAGGAGTTGTCTCGCGATGTACAATACCATCCGCTGGGCATAATCCCAGGTTCAAGTTGTTGATACATCGAACCATCTGAAAGGACGAACACTTTACGTGCGATACAATAATAATGTGATAGCGCTATACGTTCCCATACAGTGCCAGAACCATGATTAAGTTCTAAACGTCCTTCGAGCGAGTTGGACAACTCTTTTTCGAAGATAGAGAAATCCCATCCAGCTACATCTGCTTCACCGATATTACCAGTGGATGCGCCTTCAACGACACTTCTTACCAATTCCACCATTCCCGGATCATTAAGACCCATTCCTGGTTTCAAAGGTATGTGGGCCCATTCATTTATTTCTGCTGAATTCTGAAGTGAAAACAACATCCTAGCGATTATATTATCAAC